TCGAATCGTACGCTATCGAGCAAATCGGTATCAGACGCAGAGACGAATATCAAGATGGTGAAGTTCGCGCTCAACTTAACGTTAAACCACCATCAAGTTAATTAAGGAGATAAAACAATATGGCAAACATAATACCAAATAGTTTTAGAGGTGCTCTCTTCTCTGGTCAACACGACTTTCAAGCTTCTGGAGGAAACACTTTTAAAATTTCTTTGTATACAACTAACCCTTATACCGATGCATCAACAGTTGCTTTATTAGGAACTGGAAATGGCGAAGTAAGTTCAGGTGGAAGTTCTAACTATTCTGTAAAAACATTAACTAATAATGGAGTTGCATCTAGTACAGCTGTTGCTTCAGTAGACTTTGATAATGTTAGTTATACTAGTGCATCTTTCACTGCAGCTTTTGCAGCGATATATAATAATGATACAGTTGATGGTACACAAAATAGATTAGTAGTGGTTTTAGATTTTTTAGGTAACAAGACAGCAACGAATGGTACTTTTACTATTACGTTTCCTGATCCTGCTACACCTGCTAATGCAATTATTAGTATGAGTTAAGGAAAAAATTTATGGCTTTGGTTTTAAACGACAGAGTAAAAGAAACTAGTACAACACAAGGAACAGGTGATATTACGCTTGCAGGTGCGGTTACTGGTTTTTTAACATTTAATAGTGGTATTGGAACTTCCAATACTACTTATTATGCTATCTTTGAACAAGGCACTAACAACTTTGAAGTAGGTTTAGGAACTCTTTCAGCGTCTACAACTTTACAAAGAGATACAGTTTTAAGTAACTCTGCAGGTGATACTAGTAAAATAAATTTTAATACAGGTGGAACAAGTACATTAGATGTATTCTGTACTTTTCCTGCAGACAAAACAATTGATATGGTATTAACAACTCAAGGAGATGTACCCTACGCATCAGCAGCTAACACTCCAGCTCGTTTAGCTTTAGGAACAGCTGGTCAAATTCTTCAAGTAAATTCAGGAGCAACAGCACCTGAATGGGCAGAGAGTGGAGGAGTAACAGCAGGGTTCGTGATTGCAATGTCAATCGCCTTGTAGTATAAGGAATAAATTATGGCACAAAATTTCAGAAATTATTTAACACGAAACACAGGAACATCAGCAGTTGATGCTTTAAGTGGAGCTGCCAATAGTTTTGATACTTTAATTAGTGTTAGAATGTCAAACACAACAACTTCAACTATTCAAGTAGATGCTTTTATTAGAAGATCATCTTTGGATTATTATTTAATTAAAAATGCACCGATCGTATCAGGTGGATCATTAGAACTAATTGACGGAGGCTCGAAGATAGTACTTGCTTCAGGAGATCAATTGTTTGTTGAATCAGACACTGCATCTTCTTTAGATACTGTCGTTGGCGCTGTAGATGATATAAGTACATAGGAGAATTATGGCATACTTAGGCAACTCTCCCGCTAGAAGTTTTATAAGCTTTGAAAGACAAGTATTTACAATTGTCAATTCACAAACTGTTTACACATTAGATCATAGCGTTACGAACGAAAATGATATTAGACTTGTTGTAAACAATATTGTCCAAGAGCCGGGATCCGGTAAAGCTTATACTGCAACAGGAACTACCCTTACACTATCAGCAGCATTGGTTAATGGTACAGATGAAATGTACTGTGTATTTCTAGGTAGAGCAACAGCAACAAATGCACCTGGCGCAGGGTCAGTGGGCACTTCACAATTAGCTGCGGACGCAGTTACAAATGCTAAAGTAGACTCGTCTGTAATTACAGGACAAACAGCAGAAACATCAATCGCTACAGACGATTTAATTTTATTATCAGACACTTCTGCTTCTGGTGCATTAAGAAAAATGACTAGAGCAAATTTTGTATCTGGTGTTGGTGGAACTAATGAATGTATATGGTTTGCATCACTAACTTCAGATCAAACAATAAGTCACAATAGCAGTACAAAAGTTGCTTTTTCTAATGAAGTTATAGATACAGATTCAGCATATGATCCTACTACAAATTATCGTTTTACAGTGCCTTCAGGAAAAGGAGGAACTTACAGAGTAGATTTTGGTTTTTGGTGTTATGATGGAGGTAGTAATCTACAACAAATTGTTGGATACATTTATAAAAATGGAACAGATCTATTTAATATTAGAGGACAACACAATGCTGGTGGAGAATATGCTGGATATGTAAATATAAGTTCTGTAATTACTTTATCTGCTGGAGATTATTTAGAAGTATATTGTTATGGACAAGAAGCTAGTTCAGGTACATTTGTTATATCTGGATCTGGAAACGACGCAAAATTTAGAAATTTTTTTAGTGGATACAAATTAATAACATAGGAAAATTATGGCAATAAGTAAAGTAACAACAGCATCGATAACAGACGCAGATATCACTACAGCTAAATTGGCTTATGATGCCGCTCCGTTTAGAAACATCATCATCAATGGAGATATGAGTATTGCTCAAAGAGGAACTTCAACAAGTGGTTTAGGTTCTGATGGAGCTACAACATATGTTTTAGATAGATTTAAATTTCAAGTTAATGGTTCTGTTTCAACTGCAAGATATACAGTATCACAAGATACTGATGTACCTACTGGTCAAGGTTTTGTTAAGTCATCAAAAATTGATGTAACAACTGCTGACGCATCACTAAATTCTGCATACTATTCATTTTATAGACAAGAAATTGAAGGTCAAAATTTACAGTATTTAAAAAAAGGAACAGCTAATGCTGAAAGTATTACAATGTCATTCTGGGTTAAATCAAATAAAACTGGAACTTACATTTGTGAAATAGATGATAACGATAATTCAAGAAACATTAATAAATCTTATACAATAAATAGTGCTGATACTTGGGAAAAGAAAACTATTACTTTTGCTGGAGATACTACAGGAACTTTAGATAACGATAATGGTAGTAGCTTTAGAATATTTTGGTGGTTAGCTGCTGGAACTGATTTTACTTCTGGTACATTAGCAACTGATTGGGAAAGCACAGTAAATGCAAACAGAGCAGTAGGTCAAGTCAATCTTGCAGATAGCACAGCTAACGAATGGTACATTACAGGCGTACAATTAGAAGCTGGAGAAGTAGCATCTGATTTTGAGTTCTTGCCTATTGATGTAAATTTACAAAGGTGTGAAAGGTATTATGAAAAAACTTATAATTTATCAGTTGCACCTGGAACAAGTAGTGATCCTGGTAATCGTAGAGATGCACAATCTAGTGATGGTGCATCTAATGCAGTTGCTGTAAGAAATTATAAAGTTAGAAAAAGAGCTACTGCAACACTCACATTTTATACTGGAACAACATCTGGATCGGTTTCTTATGAAAGAAGTGGAGCTAGTGGAACATCAACAGTAAATGCTTGGTCTAAAAATGGAGAAAATGGTTATGCAGCATATTTTGGGGTTGGTGCTAGTTGGTCTGGTGTTCATATTGAATATCATTTAATTGCAGATGCGGAGTTATAATTATGATTACTAAAGTAGAAAAAACTTATAATATGGATGGAGTAACTTTTAGTGGTTACAGAATTACAAAAAATAATATTATTTCATTAGTACCATTAGACGAAGCAAACACAGATTACCAAGCAATACAACAATGGATAGCAGATGGTGGAACAGTTATTGATAATCCACCAGAATAATGTATAAACAATAAAATAAGGAGACAATAATATGGCATCACTATCAAGCAAAATCAAGAGGTACGCATCCGATAACGGTGTTACTTCTGTAGACTTTATGGCAGACGTTCTGCTTCAGGATGATAGTAATGGTCAAGGCCCATACATTAAAGAATGGAACCTTGCTATTGCAAAACCAACTGACGCACAATTAAACGCTGTAGATTCTGCTGCAGATCTCGAAGAGAGACAAAATGCAGTTAGAGCTACAAGAAAACAAGCTTATGGCGATATAGGTTCACAGTTAGATATGCAGTACCACGACAATGTTGATGGTACAACTACTTGGAAAGACCACGTAGCAAGTGTGAAGACTGCAAACCCTATCCCAACTGAATAAGGAGAGTACAATTGGCTTACGTAGGAAAAGCTCCTTTAACAGGAGCATATCAAATACTGGACGACATATCAGGATCGTTCACTGGATCAACACCGGGACCGTTTAACTTAACGGTTAGTGGGACTGCTATATCTCCAGGAAACGAAGCTAGTTGTTTAATCTCAATATCAGGAGTCATTCAAGATCCAGCAGCCTATACAATAACAGGCAGTCAAATTACATTTACCTCAAACCCAGCATCAACAGATACTTTTTTCGGAACTGTTCTTGGTAACACTTTTGATATAGGTACACCAACAGATGCAACAGTAACTGCAGGTTCTT